GTCTTGGTCTACCCTACTCAAATGCACCTGTGTTTCACGCCCCGGAATGCCAGCCACAGCCAGACGCCGCTGCACAGACGTGACGTATGCAGGCAACATATTATTGATGGAGGGAGACTGGTTGCGTGTGAACTGAATGCCGTTGTAGCGATACATCGGACGCGAGCGAGCAGCCAGATGTACAGACTGGTTGAAGACTGTGCTGGTAACGATAGCCGCCGTAGGGTGTACGTTCTCCAAGACGTGGTCACGCTCTGACTTAAAGTTCAAGCCAGAACCTGTTTCCTCCACCCAGCAGACTTCGTCTGAGCCAAAGAAGCGGGTGTGGTTTACCTTGAACTCGCCCTTGCGAAACTTGCATGAAGGGTCACGCACCATCTGTCCTCGCCAGTCAGACGAGGCGTTGTTGATCTTGGTGACGTGCTGGTCTTTGCCAGTGTCTAGGCTTGTGATGTCGCGAGAGGTGTCGAGACCTTGAAAGTTCTCGTAAGCAAAAGTCCTTGCCTTTATGCCGCTGCGTGACTTCGTCGTGCTAGTCATTAGTAGCTAACCGTCCCGTTGTTCGCGTTGGTTGTCCCGCCATTGATATTGGCCTTGTTGGTGCCGCCATCGACAACCTTCATCTGAATTTTGGTGTTGCCGTTTACAGACTGCCAGAGTTCTCGGTTGAGCGTGGCGAAGTATGTAGGCATGTACATCTGCATCTTCTCACTGCCTTGCTGGAGGGCGTAGTGATAGAGCAAACCTTGCACCATGATGATGTCTTTGATCTTCCGCACGTCTGTGGCCGACTGGTAGTAGTCGATGGCCACGTTGTCGTAGTACGGATGAGCGCGGATGTCGTCGATCACCATGTTGGCAAACTCGATGAACATAAGCATCACATCACCGTCCACCGTGCCGGGGTGAAAGTCGCCAAACCGCCGCAACGCCTGCATAGCAAGCGTGTTTAGTGGCGAGTTGTTTTCGCGGATGTGGGGGTTTGTGTCGCTCTGTGCCATGAGTTACCTCTTACGAACAATCCGTGCGTTCATTACGAAGTGGTTCTTCTCGAAGCGTTCGACATCGTCTGCCTGTACTTCGTACTCTAAGCGTCCACTCTGGAAATTTCTGATCGGGCCAATGCCAGCGACGGAAAACATCGAAGGTTCTTTCTCGCGGCTCTCGTACCAAACTACTGCGTCTTTCGCAGGTGCAGTCTCAACCCAAGCCTCGTTCTCTGGTGTGCTGGGATCGTCTGCAATAAATGCGCCCGTGTCTGTGCGTGCGCGGGTCTTGGTTGTTTTCTTAGTCACAGTCTTTTTCGTTTGCGCCATAAGGTTCTCCTAAAAATTAAGGGGGCAAGATGCCCCCTTAATATCGCTTGTTTCAGCAGACTGGTCGTCCCGCTTAGTTTTTGCGTGCTGACCAGTTTTTGATGTAGGCGTGGGTTTTGTCTTGCAGAAGCTCCAGACCACATTCGGTCAGGTACTCGTGCTTGACGCTGTCCGCGTCTACCGCTTGACGGTTTTCCAATAGCTGGGTGTCGCGACCTTCGAGGTGACGATAAACCAGATATGGGAAGTCAACGATGATCATAGCGTTAGCCATGTTCGGGATTTGACGGAACTGCGGGTGCAGGTGAACCATCAAGTCTCCAGCGAACGTGTTGTAACGTGTCAGGTTGACGCCGTAGGCACCTTCCATTGCGGTTGGTTGCCAGCGATCTTTGCCGTACTGCTGCAAGTGGTTTGCAACATTTTCGCCAACAAAAGCGATCTTCTGCTTGGAGCCAAACTTGAAGACTGTGCTGATGAGCAGGCTGTCAAAACCTTCTTCAGTCATAGTCCCTGCGCCAGAACCACCGTAAGACGCGTAGTCTGTGGTGATGTCAACGACGTTGCTCAAGCTGTTCAGCAAGCCGCCAGTGTAGCGAGTTGGCTGTGCAGTTGAACCGTTGGCTTCGTGCTTTTGACCGAAGAACATTGCACGCTCGATGTCAGACATGTGGAGCTTCAGTGCTTTGGTCATCGCTTCGTCCAGCTTGTCGCCAGTCCGTAGGTATGTGCTTTGCATGGTGTTTGTTACCGCGAAAGCTGTACGGAAAATCTGGGTAAAGTTGGATGATACTGTTGCATCAAAGCTGATAGCAGTCGGAGAGGTTCCACCCTCCTGTGCGGCAAAGCCAGCGATGAACAGGTCAGCGTTATCAGCAATCTGGTGTGATGTGCCGCCAATGTTACGAGCCACAGTCAGCGTAGTTGCTGTTGTGTCCGCAGTGACGTGCATAACTTCGCCAGTTTCGCTGTTGACAACGATTGCGCCGTTGATGGCGAACTTGTTGTCGTCAGACGCGTCGATAGTAACAGACGTAGTAGACGTTGAGGCTACTGCACCGTTTACTTTCAGTTTGCGCTCCGGCAGTTCGTCGCGGAAGTTTTTGTATTCCGGGTCGTCTGTCGGCTCTGATGAACCCATTGCAAGCATCGCGTTTAGCGGTGCGTTACCGTTTGGTTCGAGAAGCGTGAATAGCTCACGATAGTTTTTTGGGCGGAAGTCGGAGGTAAACTCACCTGTTCCGCGCAGTCCTTGGATAGCAGCCATGATTGGCCTCCATTATTAAAGTTGCGGTTCAGCGAGCTACGCGGGAAAATCCATCGCATTGCCCTTAGTTTTTTAGCTGGCTGGGCCGAAGCGCAGCCGTCATTGCTAAGTGTAGTATAGGACGTACAAACTAGGTTATCGTCCCTATTCATAAAAAAACGCCACGGGGATTAGCCGTGGCGTAGTTAAGGGAGGAGGTAATGTCGAGTTAGACCATGCCCTTCTTCTGCATGGCCATAGCCGCGAGCTTGTCAAAGGTGTTTCCGCCTTCAGAAGCCCCCGCTTCTGCGCCTGACGACGCGGAAGGTGTTGAACCCATTGAGCCAGTGTAGGCTTGACGACGCTGTGCGATTGCACGCATGCGCTCCATCTCAGGGCTATCCATGTTGTTCTTAAAGTCTGTCATCACCTTGATGGTGAGTTGAGGATCGACAAAGTCTTCCATCGTAAAGCCGCGCTCTGCCGCAAAAACCATGAAGTCGTTGGCCTTGTCGTCTGGCAGACCCAGTGCGGTCTGTACTTTGTCGATGTTGTTCGAAATTGATTGGCGCATCGCATTGATCTGCTGGCTTTGTGCGCCCTGCATTCCCTGCTTTGCTGCGTCTGCAACGCCAGATGACTGAGCCAAGACGGCTTGAAGCATCTGTTGCGTCTGTGCAAGCTGCTGTTGCATCTGTGCCATACCTTGGCCTTGAGATGACATCATCTCTTTGTAGCCCGGAGGTAGGGATGCCGCGTTATCTTCTTCCCACTTTGACAGCATGGCGTCCATGTCGCCGCCCTTGAGAGCCGCAGTCTTGGAGTAGTCTCCAGACTTCTCGCCGTCTGTGTTGCCCATAACAGGGTTCGGTTCGCCAGCTTTCTGTAAGTTGACTAGCGTTTCTGCGACCTGCTTGCTGGTCATGTTGGGATTGGCACGCATGTACTGCTCAACTACGTCCATGACGGGCTTGTACTGTGCGTTCTTGTAGTTCATCGCGCTGTAACGCTCGAACGTAGATTTGATTTGTTGAGGTGTTAGTTTGCGATTGTTGCCGTCGCCGAAGTCTACCTCATAAATAATTGCTTCAGCGGAAATTTTATCGCCTTCAGTGTCGGGAGAGCCTTTCTCAGCCGCTTGGCCTTCTGCACTATCCTTCTTCTCTGGTTTCGGTGCGTCAGGGGCAGGTTGCGCCTGTTGCGGTTCTACGCCCATGTTTCTGGAGGCGATGCCATCTACCATCGCGGCCATTGCTTGGGGGTCTTGGGGGTTTGCCATTTTATTCTCCTTGCCCAGCCGAAGCGGGGTATTGTTTCAGATGTTGTATTATGAGCCAGTGGAGTTGTTGCTGTCGTCCACAGAGTGAAGGGCTACATCGCCCTCTAGTTTCTGTCGCAGACGTACAGGCAATTCCAACATTTGCTTCGCGGCCCAGATCGAGCCACGACGAAAGTTTATCTCTTCGAGTTCCATTGACGGGGTCTCTGCAATAGACATTGCAGACGCCAAGATTTCCTCGTGCATGATTTCTAGGACGATTGTCCAACCCTTGGAATTTAACAGGTTGTCGACCGCCTTTAACTTGGCGGTTGGCGTCATGTGCGTTTGGCTTTTTTGCCTTTACGAACGACCGCCTTGCCAGCCATGACTGCGCCATGACCCTTCTTGTTGGCAGGTGTGTGTACTGCCGAGCCTTTCGGGTAATACTTGTCTGCGTTACCGTTGTTCATGCCCATGTCATTCTCCTCTTATGATAGGAGTATGATAGAAGATACAGACGCACTGTTCGTCCCTATCTCGAATAATTTTCTATTAGTCTGTCGATCTTTGCGTCGAGCGCGTCGAGCCTGTCCATGACCCGGTTGATGTCACTGTTGACTTCGGCCTTGGTGATGTACTCTTTCGCCATCTCTTCGCGCGTTCGATTGATCAGAATTTGCAGACGCTTCTGCTCTTCGACATAGTTACGGAGCGTCCAACCGCCAAAGCCAATCATGGCGGTTAATGCGCCGCTCCATAGTATGTCGAACTGCATATCCATTATTCTGGGTCAACTTCCGACGCTACTTCCGTAGCCGCTTCTGCTTCAGCATTACGTTGTTCGGCTGTCTTAGCCCAACCTCTTGTGAAAGCATCTGCTACGATCAATTCCCGTGTTGCAGGAATTTGTACGCCTTCGTCCAATGCACGGGTGGTGTACATCTGCACGATTTCGTCGTTAGCAATTCTTGCACGGTTAGTTACCGCATTTTCAGCCCAGTCTTGTGGGTCTAAAGCGGCGTATTGTAAGCCTTTTAGCTGAGTGTCTGTTAGTGTGATTGTGATGTCTGGCATAGTTGCCTCCTACTACCCGATTAAATAACCTTGAAAAGATGTCCACGCATTACTTGATGATGCCCCCCAAATATTACCTGATGTGTCTGTAGCGTTTACGTTGACCCAATGCTCAACATAGTCATTTGCGTTTAGGTATATTAAACCGCTCACCTGTGCTTCATTATCATCATGTACGGCATTAGCAGCCCCGCCACTAGATAGGCTGTCTTTGGAACTGGTGTTGCCGTTTTTCCTGATATTTAAAGATATACGATATGCTTCAGTCGCACCAAAACCTTCAGCAATAACACTAGCGTAGAAAAAATATGTTCCTGCTACAGGCGCAACAAATCTACTATTTGAGGTGTTGAAATGACCCCCTATGTTAATATTAGTAGCAGAGTGAGTTATTTTATTATAACCACCGTAAGTCATTGCTAAGTCTGAGGTTAAGTAAGCCTTAAACACTGGCTGATACGGCTTTGTGACACGGCCAGAGGCGTCGACCTTTAATCTAAGCAGTGGGCTGTTATTTGAACTGGCTGTATAAACTCCAACACCGTAACCCGCATAGTCGGAACGAGATTTAATGTTCAAGTCACCGTAGGCTTGTGCAGTATGTGCTTGAGAGGAAGTGTACATCCCCGCCCCAGAGGGTAGCGCACTAACGTAATCCAAGGAAACTCCGTGACTGTTACTTGCTACTGTTAGTCGCTGTGGAGGCGAAACCGTGCCAATCCCAACATTACCGCCTGAGAATGCCATAACATCAACAGCAGAACCTGACGTTGCGTCTTGAAATAATAGCTTACCTGCGCCTTCACCATTGGCCGTTGCCGTTGGCCAAATCCAGTACTTAGCTCCGCCAGCATCAGTTCGTTGAATTTGCATTCCAGTATTATTTCCGCCGCTTCCGCTTGCAATGCTTAGTCGTGAATATGGCGAACTCGTCCCAATGCCAACATTACCCGCGCTAGTTACAACGAGCTTTTCATTAGAGCCAATGTTAACCGTGTTAGTTAAAACAAAATTACCAGATGATTGTTGGCTTCCGAGTGTCCAACTTCTAGTTCCCGCATCATGGAACCAAATGTAGCCATCTTGCTCGTCATTATATAGTTCTATGTTCCCTGAAACTGATAGCTTTTCGTTGGGCGTACCTGTGCCAATCCCAACATTACCTGCTGATGTGATGTGCATACGTTCTGTGCTGTTTGTGGCAAAACGCATGTAGCCATTTTTGTAACTCCAGAACTCAGTGTTTGTACTGTCATTACTGCCTATTAAAAAGTTAGCATTACCCGAGGCATCGTATCCGCCTAATTGTGTCCTACTATTAGTGCTTGTTTCTAATTTCAGGATGTTA